TTTTTTTTTGTGGTGTGGTTTGATGTATCTATCTACTTCAAGGAAAAGAGAATGATTAACAACAGCATTATTAAGGATTGCGTCGAGGGATTACATTCTGAACAGCGGCCAGTAGTTTTATGATTTTGTTGTTGATGTGATTGTTGGGAATCTGCATCATGTGGCGGTGGTTAATGGTATGACTATTGTGGGTTATGGTGATTGTGATTCGTTTCCGGGTGATGATTTTATTGAGGCATTCGGGGAGGCGTGATAGGTGATGAGTAAAGCCCCTAGGTTTGTTGCCTAGGGGCTTGCTTATGTTGTTTACTGTTTGTCTGTTACGGTGATTTTCAGACTGTCTAGTTTGGCTTTTACTGCATCCTGCACGACTTTGGCGACGGTGTCGGGGTTGGCTCCCATCGCTTCGGATAGTGCTTTGACGGCGGCGGTGAGTGCTGTTACTTGTGCTGTCAATTGGGGTAGCATGGTGTCGTGGATACGGATTACGTCGCTGGTTGCGTCGCTTATGATGTCGCGGGCGTATCTGCCGTTGGGGAGTTTGTGCATCCATTGTCCGCCGACGAGTCCGGTGTCGTGCATTCGGATTATGTCGCTGGTTGCATCGCTGATGATGTCGCGTGCTGCGCGTCCGTTTGGAAGTTTGTGTGTCCAGAATCTCATGATATCTTCGTCGGTCAATGCCATTTCGTCGTCTCCTTCTAGAATTTGGTTTGCTTTGTTGATGACATAGTTTACGTCGAGTCCGTTTGGTGCTAGGTCGGGACAGCCGTAATGGTCGGTGCCTGGCACTTCGCGGTGTAGCCATATGTTACCGTTGAGTCCATCGTGCCATAGGTGCGTCCAACCGTGTCGCCGTGCTATGTCGGCGCAGAGTCGGGCGGAAGCGTTCATGCATGTTTGCGTACAAGGTATTCCGTTCATACCTCCTTCGTGTTCTATGCTGATTGTCGAATTGTTCGACGTGAAATTGGCGTCGCTGTAGCTGCCGTCGTTTTCGCTCACGTATTGATGGATTGTACCGTCCGCGCCGATACCATAGTGCGCACTTGCCTGCGAGTTGGCGTTTAAGAATACGCTATCCGTTCCGGCGAGATGGCCGACCATGATATGCAGCGTTATGTGTGTCACGGCGTATCCATTGCGTCCATTGTAATGGTTTGGCGAGCTTATCCATGTAATGCCGTCCATTATTGTTCTTTCTCATGCTTGCCATTTGTGGGTTGAGGGAAAATCTGCATGAATGGCGCGTTTTTTAATTCGGGATTAATTTCGGTGATGTTTTCGAGGATTGACGTGAGTTCGATTAGACATACTCCACCGGCTGTGCAAACAAATACGGACATTGGCAGTCCTAAATCGATATGCCGGTTCACTTCATCGATAAACCATGCTACCAGCACAAGCATAAGATAGGCGAACTTGTGCCCTAGCCCCTCTCGCATTTTTCGCGAACTCAGATTGCCTCGCATGATTGCTTTTGTTACGCCGGTAACGTAGTCGATGGCGACGAAAAATATAACTGCAATGGTACACCATGTGTCTGCTTGCGTCATTATTGTCCTCACTTTCTTATGCCTGATTGTTGCAACAATCCGCCAAGAATCATACTGAACTCCGCTTTGATTTGCGGGGTTTCAAACCGTAATCTACCGACGCGATAGGCGTTCAATATTTTCTGTGTCATGTCGTCGGAGCGCTTGAGCATGATACAATTATTGTCTACAAGTCGATAATCGAACGTAAAATTACGGGTGATTTTCGGCTGTTTTTTTGTGATTATATATAGCACTTCGTCGGTGTCGCCTAATTGCTGATACACGTTGAAAACGCCGTATTCGGTGGTCCTTAATGTGAACGCATAACCGGCGTTATCAAAATCACTGATGAGAGCATCAGCGTTGTCTCTAAAATCGTTGTCGATTGCATAATTCGCATAATTCTCGTCATATCTACGTAAAAACCGTCCGAATTTAGATGTGGCAACCTTGGCACTGAAACCACCGTAGTCAGCTAATTCCACCATAATGAAACCGTCACAATATCGCTGATATTGCGTGCGATTATCCAACTGCGGCTTCAGGTTGATATTAAATGCTGAAAAATACGGATTAGCTAAGGTCACGGCGTTGCTGCACATGATAACGCGAACCCGGTCATTCCACCTATCGACGGTATTGTAAAATTCCTCAAGCGCTGTGACCTCTCCGCCGAGATAGCGCATATTATCGGGAAATATTTCATCGAAAATTATAGTCCGCACTTTGGGGTAGGCAACCGATTTCACCTGTCCGGCCTGTGATAGGGCGATAAAATAGCCCATGATGTGCCATGTCGGACGTTTCCTGCCATGCTTGTCGGTGGTAGAGTCCCTGTCATCCAGCCAGTGGCATTCGGCCTGATTCCCGGACACTCTAAACTCCAGTTCCGGGTATTGTTCTGCGATATCCGCGAACCACGTGCCCTTATTCTTCTGTTCCTCAGCGGTGCGGCGCAGATAGATGAATTGCCAGCGTTTTTTAATCCAGTCGCCGATCACCAGTTTTTTGGACCCATAGGTTTTGCCGAGGCCGCGGGCTCCGATAACGAACATCCAAGGCGCGTGGTATGATAGCACACGCCCGTAATCGTAATAATCACCCTCGCCTAACAGCTTCTCCATAATATCCATTATACCATGCAACAGCGACAACCGGTAGATATCTACCGGTCTACCGTTGTACTAGTCGGTGACGTACCGGCGTATCTCCCACCTGCCCGCCATATTCATCTCACCCGACGCGGTGAACAGATTCGGCCCGTTCCCCGGCCCACCGTGGGACAATGTCTCATCCTTGCCATCCGCCGTAAACATTTCCACATGATCCCATGCCTGCGTATAGGCACCCCAATCCAGCAACAGCAAGTCGGCGGCGTGAGCCTTGGCGATGGCATCCGACACCGACGTGTCGGAGCTGCCGCAGACGCGGGTGCCCTTGCCTGCCATCTGGCCCGTCCACGTGCCCACGTTGATGCCCAGTACGTCCTGATAGGCACGCCAACATACACTGGAGCAATCGCCGTACCCGCTCGAATCGGGGTCCAATCGCCCCGCGCCCTGCGAATAAGCGTATTTGCCGATGCGTGACCGCAGCCATTCCACGACACGTGCCGCGTCCTCGCCGCCACTGCCGGAACTGGAACCGCCGCCAGTCTGGCCGCCGCCCGGCTTGGTTGGTTCGGAAGTCTCGTAAACCCATGTCTGTGCGACGCTTTTTACAAAAATGGCGGTACTGTCACCGCTATGGTAGATAAGGTTATCGCCCTGCAATTGTATCCACGCGGTACTCGCGGGTTTCCCGTCGATGCCGGGCCGGTCGCCTCCCGGCGTGACGGACGGTTCGGAGGTTTGGCCAAAATCAGGCGGCGCGGACATGCCATCCCACGATTTCAGCAGATCATACGCGGTCGTATACCGATTACGGTACTGGCCTAGCACGCCATCCGCCAAAATCGTGGTGTAAATCAATTCCAGTGTGGCGGTCGCCGAGCATGATGCAAGCACACGCTGCGCCTGCGCCGGACTCTGGTGGTAGGCGCAAGACCACATGATACGCTCTCTTACGTTCCCTGACGGGAAACCATACCCGTCCATAGTGGACTGGTAACCATTCCAATCCGCCTCCCATTGCGCCTCCTGAAACGCATGGTTTTCGTCGCGTTGCGCCCACGTTTTCCACGCATTACCCTCGGCGGTGGATAGGTAGCGTGCCGTCCAGTCGATGTCATTCGCCTGCACCTGCCGCGCCAGTGCGGGAGCCGCCGAAGCGAACGCGTTCCACCCGTCCGGGTCGGCGGTGCGCCCCCGTTCCAAGAGATTGCGGGCGCGACCGCCGTACCATTGCATCATGCCCACAGTGATGGCGTCAACGTAGTTGCACGCGCCCCAATCGCAATTGCTTTCCACCGTGCCGATAACATACATCGCGTATAGTGCCGTATCATCCATGATAATAGTATACCCCACGGCGCGGAACCGTGTGATATATGTCATGGGCCATGCTTCACGCCCTAATGCAATGGTGCGCCGTCCATATCCCGATACCGGCCTTGAGTCCGTCCAATCCAATCATCAAAAGCGATGGCCATGCCGCCACTATAGCAGCATGGCCATCGCTTAAAACAGTCCGTCAGCTCTCATAAAGATAGCCGTCAGTAGGACGTACCCTGATTTTCCACACGCTCTTAAAATTGCGTGCAAGACGGACGAACAGGCGATACTTATCGGTATTCGGCAATGAGACGCCCTTATTATTGCCCGTAGTCACATCACCCGACTGCCCATTGGAATACGCCCAAATGATTCGCGCATGGTCACGGTCAAGTACAAAGCTTGCATGAACTCCCACCGACTTGTCATTCGGTACGGACGGGGATACTGCGGGGGTATTATCGAATGCCACCGTCGTCACATTGTCCTGATAAAAACCGCCGAACGTGGCGCCATTACGTCGGACGCCAGCGATAATGCCAACCTGTCCAGCCGTCGCCACGTCATTGAACTGACCGATAGGGGTTGACTCCTTCACTGCAATCACCGCAATGTTTTTCGTCTCACCGTTCTCGCCAATCTGCACTCTGGACTCGAAACCCTCAAGGTCGATACTGACCGGCAGCGTCACCGTACCGCACTCAACCAATTCCACCAGCATCTGACTGTCAGCGTCTCCGAGTTGGAAAAGTCCGTCCGGTGCGAGATACGAGCTTTTCGCCCTAACCGCTTCCGATACTTCCTGTGATACCGTACCGCCTTGCGGGGCATAGTTCGGGCGCATGAAAACGTTCTGTCCAGTACTGAACGGCGTAAAGTTGCGCTCCAACCGCCCACTGGCGTAATCCGGCCAATTGGAGGTAATGCCATCAACTCCAAGCGCGGTGACCCGCCCATATGCCACGGGGTCATTGATAAGCCACGGATTAATCTTGACGCCAGCCTTGTGCGCGGCGCCGACCATCGAAGAGGAGAGTTTATCTTCACGCGGATTGCCGCAGAAAATACCGGCATTCTTCATATCAGTCCAAGAATGCGGCATGACGTCATCGTCCCACGTATACGACACGTATTTTACGCCACCTTGCACGGCGCGAACGCACTGCCCCCAGCTAAACGAGGTCAATTCGTGGATTGCGGTGGCATTATACTTGCGCAGTAGTTCCAGCATGGCGTCGGTGGTGGCGTCGTTCTGCGACTTGATTTCGAAATCAACCGGACTATCGCCCACCGCCTGCAGCACCTGTTCCATGCTCACCGGTCTGCCGGTGTCGCCGCCGTGTACCTTGGCCTTAACCTCGCGACTCATGAAGTCCCTGTAGGTAATGGAGGATACGTTAGCGGCCGTTCCCGTCATGGTGCGGGCGGTGGAAGTGTCATGAAGAACGACCGGCACGCCGTCCGACGTGAGTTGCACGTCGACTTCAGGGATAAACCCATGCCGCACCGCCCACATAATCCCCTCCATGGTGTTTTCGGGAAAACGGTACGACCCGCGGTGCGCATGGATAATAAAGTGAGAGTCAAGCCTGCTGTCCACACGAGCGTCCGCAAGCTCGTGCACCTTGGCGGCGGTGTCGTCCAGTTTGGTTTTCTGCGCCGTGGCGTCAGTGGTTGAGCCTGCTCCAAGTGCGGTGAGAATCGTCTTATTGTCGTCGGCCTTGCCTATGGCGGTCATTGCGTCCGCTCCCGCCTTATCCCATTTGGTTTTCGAGGCGGTGGCGGTCGCCGTGTCGTCGGCTCCCAACGCGGCGAGAATCGCCGTGTTGGAATCGGCTTTATCTGCCGCTGCCGTTGCGGCGGCGGTTGCGGCAGCGGCGTCGGAGATCGATTTATCCCACTTGGTCTTTGCGGCGGTGGCGGAGTCGACCGTGTTGTCTCCAAGCAGCGCTTTGACCACTTCCTCATCCTGCGCTTCACGCGACTCGACACCTTCGATGCGGTCAAGGTGCTTTTCGAGCGTATCATCAATGGTGTGCATGGAGCCGTTGTAGCCGTCCCTCAGATCGGCCGGGTCATTGTCGCCATACAGATTAAGTCCGTAATTGTCGGTTTTGTTGTATACGGTAGCCATTGTCTAGTCCTTTTTCTCTCGAATTTGAGTATTGAGCTGGTTTAGAATCTGGTCTATCATGCGCATGGCCCTGTTGAACCCGTCGCGCATGTCCATCGGTGTCGCGTCATTGTAAAGCGGTAGTCCAAAATGTCCCGTCGCACCGTATGCGGTTGAGTCCACTGGCGTGATCTGCTGTCCGTCTGCCATGTCCATCACTCTCCCGAAGCAGTGGTGGAAACGAACGGCAAGCCCTCCGCAGTGACCTTCGTGTCGTTGAGGTTTTTGACGGTATACTGTCCGCCACCGGTGGCCGGCACGCGGTTAAGGAAGTGATTAAGCGCGGTACCGAGCGCATTGGCGTTAGCTGCGCTCAATCCGAGAGCGGTGGCGAACGCTCTCAATCCCTCCGGCAGTGACTCCGGCGTCGGGATGGCGTCAATCCTTTCCGACTGATTCTTCAATGCCGTATCGAGAATGTCCATCGAACGATTGTACGGACCTTCAAGATTCGGCGCGTCAGTCGCGCTATATTTCTCCAAATTGTAATTCGGCGTTTTCTGCGTCATTCGTCTCTCCTTATATTACTGAGCGGTTTTCATAAAATTGTTGACCACGACGCCATTGGAGAGGTTTTCGACCGTCAGCGGGTTGACGGGTTCGCCGTCATCCACGTGTACGTCGCGTGGCGTGATGCGCGGCTCGTCGTTATGGAAAATGGTCTTGTTGCCGAGTACGGCGAACTCAAGGCATGAGTGCGCTGCGGCCATCGGCACGGACAATTGCGCCATTTGGTTGACGCGTGCGCCGAAAACGGCCAATTCGCGGTACATATCACGCATTGCGGCAACGCTATCAACGTACCGTCCTTGCGTTACATCATAAACATCATTGGTGATTTCGAGCTTGCCGAACTTGCTTATAATATCCTCAAGTTGCACGTCAACCGACGCAAGATGCTCGTTGATTTCGGAAATTTCCACATCCGTCTTGTCGTATTCAGACTTCACCCATTCCTTCACCTCATCCACATATGTCTGCAAAGCGTCAAGATTATGGCGCAAGCATTCAATCAGCTGCAGTGTGGTCAATCCGTCACGATAGGTGAACGGAACGGATGTAGGCACCCCGTCGAACAAGCGTTGCCGTGGAACCAGTGCATTAACGTCACTCATGATTACTCCCATTCTTCATAGTTATGGCAGTTACCGAATATTGTATCATACGAACCCCATACCTGCATGAAACACGGCTCCAGGCTGCGCACGATTTCCATGTCCACGTTGATAATCGCCTGACGGTACTCCTGAATCAGGCTCATGGCGCTCTGACTGCGCCCTGTCACGTGGCTCTTGCCCTTGGCGTTGCTTGAATCATGCTGATAGTCGGTCGCGCTTTGCGCCGTGGTGTGGCTGGTCGAATCCTGTGAACTGGACGCGGTGCCGGAACTGTCCGCCTGCGACTCGTTCGCGTGCGAGGCGTAGCGTGCGAAGTCGCCCACAACGCCGGTTTGCGGCACGTCACTGTCAAAACTCCTCGACGTGGTGGTGCTGGAATTATCCGACTTGCTATCGCTGGAACTGGTCGAATCCTGCGAACTGGACGCCTTGCCCGACGACTGGGATTCGCTGCCGCTCTCGCTATCCGTCGTCATGTCCATGGAATCCAACGGGTCATATTCCATGTCCAACGTCCGATAGCGTTCGTTGAAATAGGGCATGATTTCCGCCATGGTCATTCCCAGATAGAAAACGAACTGCTGGGCGGTTTCCTGTCCGATTTCCCGAAGCGCGTAATGGCGGATGATTTTCTCGTTCAACTCGGCGCGATGGTCTTCGTGGAAAATCGGATAATAGTCGGCGCTGAGATGCAGCTTGTCGTCGGTATCATATCCGAATGCAATGAGATTGCCAAGGGTTTCGGTGTACTCGCCGGGCGTCGCCATCGCATAGGCGCTGAAATCCTGTGTCACAATACACCTCCGATACCCGCGTCGTATGATGCGGGCATGTCGACATCCGCAGTGCCGCTTGCGCTGGAGTCAAGCGCGTTGGGCACTCCGGCGCTTTGCGCGTCCGCATACTCCACCCACACGTTCAGTTGCGGCCACAGTCGGTTGATTTCCGTTGCCGCCGCCTGCCGCGCCTTGAGGAAGCTCAGGCGGAACACGTCCACTTTCTCGTTGGCTTGCGCCACTTCGTCCGAAATAAGCCGCTCTTTTTTTTCCGTGCCGGATGATTGGATGCCGAGATATCCCAACACTTCGTTAGTGACCTGCGCCTTCTGCTGGATGAACTTGTCCAACAAATAAGGCGTAGTGTTGGGCCACGGCTGGAACATGCTGCCGGGATCAAGCGAGTCGTATCCGATAATATAGTCCTGACCGTCCTGCCGTTGCTGGAGCATGTTCTGCACGGTGAGCTTTGTGCGCGGGTCGGCTGTGATGATGGTCGGCAGTTTCAGGCTCTCCAAATTCACGTCATATGCCTTGTCGATATCCGCAAGGCGTCTCGCGTACTGCCATAATGTCGGTTTGAATCCGACGCGCATCCGATTGTCCCAAATGGGTATGCATTCCGAACCTGCTTTGAGTTGCCTGTAGTGGTAGTTGACGCCTACCGGCTCGAACATGGTCGGATTATCGTACACATTCAATCTGCCTTGATAACCCGCCTGAGTTACAAGGAATCTGCCGATACGCCTGTCTTCGAAAAACAACGCGCACCCGTATTCGCACAGACATATTTCCAGCCAACGCTCATCCACGGTGGGCGGTAATCCGCGCCAGCTGAAACGGTTCAACGCGAGTTCCATCAGCAAATGAAGATACATGTCATCAAGCGTGGCGGCGCGTGTTTTCGCGTAATTGCCGCGTGGATGCAACGCGCCGCCAACCCGATTCTTTTTAGACCTACTCATATCGCCATTATATCACTCATAGCCAATGCCCGGCAGTGGCTCATTGTCCGCCCAATCCGTCACGCCGATATCCTCCGGCCTGCTCCATACGGTGACGCCTCGCTCGAACATGCCCTTGATGGTCAGCCGCGCCCGTTCAGGCAGCGTACCTTTAACGTAGCATTCCTGCATCTGCCAGTATGTGAATTTCTCCATACATTGCAGACTTGCGGGAGGGGTGATGAACCGCTGGACAAAATACCCGAAGCGCAACATGAACTCGCCCACCGAACGCAACGCGCTGGGGGCGCACGTGCGGAAACGAACCAACACGCCCATGATTCCATTGGCAAGGTTGAATGAGTCGCCGCCCGCCGCGCCGCTTGTAGTCGGCGGGGTCATTTGCATTTGCTGGACTTGGGCATTGATTCCGGCAATCGCGTTTTCATAATCGCCCTCGGCAAAGCGCGTCGCCAGCCGATAGTTCTGGCCAGCCATCAAAGCACTGGACGTGCCCTGAATCTGCTGGGCGCGTTGCGCGTAAGTGTTCGCCTGCGAGGTTTGCGCCGCGTTGGTCGCCACACTGTTGGCGGTGTTCGCAGCTGCCGTATCGTTGGCGATGTCACGACTGGCGTACAGTCCCTTGTTGGCGATGTCGTTCTGCACGATGCCGCCGACGGCGCCGACGGCGCCGCCGACCAGCCCGGCCACGTTCCCCGACATCAACGCATTCCCGGCATTGGAGACAAGCCCCCATGCGGTTCTCGCGTTGTTTTGCGATACGTTCAAGTCGGTCATGGCGTTGGTATTCGCCTGTCCGATAGCCAACGACTGGTTAAGCGAGTTGGCGGCTATGGCGTTCAGCGCGTTCCGGTTGGTGACACCAAGTTGAGTCATCTCCTGTTGGGTACGAATCGCCGTGCCGGCCTGAGATAATGCATTGGCGGCGCTCATGGTCGCCTTTTGCTGCGCCCAACCGGCAGACTGCTCCGCGTAAGCGCGAGAGTACGCACTGTTCGCCATGGCAAGCGTGGCCCCATTGTTGACCACCATGAACTGAGGAAAATTCGTGATGCCGAAACTGACATTAAGCATTTCCCCGCCGTCAATCGGCAGACCGGTCCCGTTCCCGGACGGGGAGGAAACGGCAGACGCGCCTCCCGTATTGTAGTTCACCGGGTAAAAATTCAGCCGAGGTGACGGGGGCGCGTAATTCCACGTTTCACGTATGGTCAGGTCATTGGATTGGATATCCTCGGGCCGGTAGATGATATTCGAGCCATTCAGGCATGAACATTCCACGACGCTATACGGGTAGCACCGTAGCTTTTTCAGATTATGGTACCGTTCAGGGATATTGAAGTCATTGCGAAAATTCTTGATGGAGACAATATCATCATACCTGTTATCGCTTTTAGCCTCCCATATGAACGTATACACATGCCCCTTGACCACACCGGCCACGTCGTTGCCGAAAAATTGCGTTACCTCCCTACCGGCGTCGGCGATATAGTCGGCGCTGATTTTGGGGATGGCGTAAATCGCCGTAATGCCCTGAGTGACCCATGGGTACGAGCTGCCCGCCTGCATGACGCGCGTAAAATCGTCGGCGGTGTCAAAATAATAAATCCCCGCGCCATTGGATTGATTCTCGAATTGTGAGCCTTGCGCGGTTTTCAACGACGGTTTTTCAGCACTACCGCCCGACGCCACAAGATCGGTCGTGGCCACGACGATGACACCATAATCCAAGGTCGGTGAGTTAAACCCGGGCTGCACGGGCTTGCTGGACATAAGCGCCGTATATGACTGTGAGGCAATGACGGTTTCCGCGCCGGTGTCCAGACCCTCCGGCAGTGCAAGCGTGGTACGCCCGTAATCATCCCACTGGCGTTCATTGGCTATGCCGATATGCCCGCGTGTTACATAGCAGCTACCGAAACTCACGTCAAATTGGAAACTTTGCCATACGTCCAGCATAAGCGTGAGCTGTGTGGTGTGCGCGTTGACGTATTCCACGGATTCAATGAAGTAATACCATGCGCGTGGCGATTCCAATTCGGGGTAATCGTTGACGGCCACAAGATAATTGTAGTTCGACGCTTGGTTGAATGGCATGTCGATACGAACGGGGGCGCCGAAAATATGCATGGTGGCCGGGCGACATTCCACGCCGTCCAGTTCGTCAAACCATTCTTGCTGCGTTTCACGTGAAACAAACCGCACAATATCACGGTATGAAGCATCCCACGGCACTCGGCAGAGTTTCAGCGTCGTGTTCGGCGTCCATTCCGCCCACGAAAAATTCGATTCCACATAAGGATTCACGTCGTCAATCATCATCAACCTCCGGTACGGCAAGGCCCGGAGCAATCACGTGGACTGCTCCGGGCCTTGTCTTGCATCACACCGTGAGAGAGAGTAGCCAACCGGCTACCCTCCCATTATATCACGCGGTCACGGTCACGCTCTTTTCGCCGGACACGCCGAACAGCGTGGCGGTGATGTCAGAGGTGCCTGCCTTGACGCCAGTCACCACGCCCGACTCGGATACGGTGGCGTTCGCCGGGGTGCCGGACGTCCATGCGGCCTGTGCGGTCACGTCGGCGGTTCGTCCGTCGATCATGGTCGCCACGGCAGTCGCCTGCGCCGTATGTTCCACAGTCACACTCGGAACGGTTACGGCAATGGACGCAATGATGGACGGGTTGAATCCGATGACGCCGTCACCGACCACTGGCACGTCCAAGGCTGCGGACACGGTGCCCGGCACTTCCGGGGTCGCCGGATTCGTATATAGGGCGGTTGCGGTAATCGGAATGGTGGCGTTCGGTTCGTCAAGTCCGACCACAAGCACGCCGGTAGGCGAGATATACGTGTAATCGCTCTTCGGCTTGGCGGTGTCACCGATGTGATATTCGACCGCGTTCGACCGGAACGTAGCCGTGCCGTCGTTGGTGATTGACGTGTCGGCGGTGACCTGCACCGCGCCTCCACGCGCCACGTCGCTCGGGGTTTCCGAGCCACCGCCATACATGGCGAGCTTGAGTTGGAATGTCGGCGTCTGAGCCTGCGTGCCGGTAGGGGTCACCACGTTGGCAGTGGATGCCGCACCGGTCCAGAACATCACGGCGGGGGCGAAGCCGGACACTGAGATGATGTGCTGGACGTGCAGATAATGGTTGACCGAATTGATGTTGACGGGGTTGGTCTGCTGGGTCATTTCGTTGATGACGGGAATGTCGATCAGAAACTTGTCGGTCGTCAGAATGGCCTGTACGCCATCCATGCCGAACCTGTCTTGCGGAATGACGATGATTCGGTCGATGGTTGGTTCGGCGTCCGTACGCTGGAATACCGTGGCGAGGCCCTGCACGTCAAGTGCCGACTTTACTTCGGGGGAGCAGAACAGCACGAGTTCGTCCGGGCGGGCGAAGGTCGGCATGTGACGGGCGTTGTACTTGGTGGAGACGAATTTAAGCGTGTCGGCCCATGCGCGAATCTGGCGCAGCATGTCGCGTGCGTCGGTTTCCGAACTACCCATGTTATTCAGGTCATTGTCCATATGGACACGCCAGTATCCGCCGAGCTTCGCGTACTCCACGAATTGATGGCACAAGGCCTCGAAAAGGTCAACCTCGGCCGCATTATAGCAGGATGTGAGAATCTGTGAAGTGAGCGATGCCAAACCGTTTTCGGACGTGAAGGCACGCTGAAGCGTCTTGTCATCCGTGGTCGCGGGATACCAGTGAGCGAAATCCAGACGGTGGTAGAGCGAGTCCACGTCGATTTTCCACTTGCGGAAGTTATCCGCGCCGAGATATTCCGCATCAGGGTCATAGACCTGTGCAAGCGGCATTCCCACGGCGATTTCCTGCCACGTGTCGCCATACGCCTGCGATGCACGCTGGAAAACGCTGAGCGGATTGTTCCACCGCCACGTATTCACGTAGGTGCCGCCAATACGGTTCACCAATGCCGAGTAAAATTCGTTCTTCAGCTGGGTGGACGACATGAGTGTGGCCATCTGCCGGTCCATGTTCATCTGAGTGGCCGAGGGCATTCGCCTCTGGTACTCCGGCGACGCCTCGTTGCGAATCATGTTCAAGATCTGAGCGTTATTGAATTCGGTGAGCGGGCGAAGCTGCTGCTTCGGCGTCACCACGGGAGTGGTTGCCATGATAGTTATTCCTTCCTGATTGTCAGTCTTCATATAGGTCGTCGAAAGTACCGTAGGTGCCGTTGTAGTCGTCGTCGGTCATTTCAGCCGATTCCGGCGTCGCATTGTCGTCGGGGCCATCGTTCAGCACGTGGTCCGCCGCCGCGTCGCGCATGGCTTCGACGGTTTTGGACAGTTCCGCCACGGTCGCCTCCAATGCGTTCAACCGGTCGGCCATGTCAGCCGCCTTGTCGTCGCCCGCGTCTTCGGGCTCGGCGGTGTCCTGCGTTTCAGGTTCCGGATTCGGCGTATTGTCGCCGGCGTTCGCGTCCGGTTCGGTATCGGGCGTGGTGTCCGGCTTGTCATCATTTTCGGTGTCGTCCATAATCACCTCTTAAGGTAGATGGCACGGCAGCAATCACGCTGCCGTGCCGGATTGCTAGGCTGTGCGGGTTCCCTCGCCGTCGATGGGCGTTGGCTACGCACGTCTACATCCGACCGAATCGCCTTACCGATTGCCTACCGGTCGGGCCATTGAATCGGCTTGGGACGCACACCCCGCTACCGATCATTATAGCACAAAAAAACAGCCGTCGTCGTTGACATGGCGTGACCTCGGTAGAAAATCGTCATAAGGAATAGGAGCCGCCCGATGCACGCCACTCAACCGCATGACGGCATCGCCGTCCGTTTCCACGCCGCAGTATTTGCGATTGCCGAGAATGCGGAGTTTTTCATAGGTGTGGTCGTTTTTCCATGCGCCTAGTCTCTTGTCGTCCGTTTCGATATCCGCGGGCGCATCCAGTCCGTCCAATATCATGCCGTCCGTGTCGGCGTAGAGCACGCGACCGGCGTTCGCATTCATCGCGCGGGACAATATTTGCCGACCGTAGGCGTTGACATAGGCGGCGGTCGGTAGCCATGCGAGCGAATTGGCCGCCTCAGGTTCGTCCACGGTAAAGTCCACGCCGCCGTCGCCGGAAGGCTTCGGGTGCAGCATAGGCCGGTAAAGCGAGGCCCCGAACTTTCCCACCAGCGAGTTCAGCAATAGTTTCGCCATTTGCCGACGCTCTCCGGTTGCGGTCTGTTTCACGTGGAACCATTTGTCCACATACTCGCAGTAGAGTCCATGCGATTCACGAAACTTCCAGCCGCCGATATGATCCCACACATGGACATCATAGTTTTCCGTCAAGGTCCGCCAATCCACATCGGTCACGGGCATGGTGACGACACCCAGCGTACTGTCCAGACGTTCGCCCTCATACCCCCACACTGGTAGGATGTTCGTGAGCGTCGCCGTTTTCCGCGGTTTCAGCCGCGCATCGAACGCGATAACGTCGATGTGCAGCGGATAATCGGCGTCATGATGATATTCCCCTTCATACCAGACGGGCGAGCCTACCGGCATGGCAAAGTCGCGCATGATACTAGGATAGAGACTGTTCACATCCCAGCTGTTGCAATCCCGATATTCGCCCGGCCTGCTGTACACTATCGCTCCATAGTATGCGGGGCGCATCCGATGATATTCCGCTTTATCCAATGGCGGAAAGTGCCGTTTGAATCCTGCGTAGTTCCCCCCGATATAATCCCCCATCGCCATGGACGCTATCGTAGTGCCCTTGAGATTCAGGGCGTCGCATTCCCGCGCGATGTTCCACGTGGTTTCCAAGTCATCCACGCCGCCAAACGTTTCGCGTGAAACATTCAATCCGTCATCGCGTGTGATGTTGCGCACGTCCAGAAAATCCACGGTGATGCCGCCCATTCGTACGCGAAAACCGTAGAAATGGCCGCGAATGTTAAAAGTGCCCCAGACTCCATCTTTTGCCGGGTTCGATTGCAATGGCAGTCGTTTCAATAGTTCTGCGGCTATGGGCTTGATGTCCTGCCATCCATGTGCGCACCATACGCGCGTGTGATGGTCAAGCATGGTCAGCCGAATGACGGCATTCGCCGTCAATGGCACCATGCCGTCGTCCGTCAATAGTGTTGCGCCGTCTGTTGCCGCCGTTCGACGCTCTCGCATGATTCCATCCTTTTTTCAGTGCCTTGCCGCGCTGGTCGTCCATTCATCGATTCGCGTTTCCACATCCCCCGCGTCCGATTTAGTTTCCCATTTGTGCGCCTTATCATTATACCATGTTGCTTCACGTACTACGGTGCTGAAATTCGTGTTATTTATCAGCCATCGTTTTTGTCGATTAGACAAGGATGCGAATCTTTGGGCGATACTAGAATCGAATGCTTCGAGCTGCTGTGCGACTTTATCAAAATTCAAAACACCCTCGCCCCCGGGAACCTTCCTAGTTCCCGCACGCAATGGCGCACGTCCTATGAGTCCGGCGTATTCAAGCATTTCCTGCTCAAGTTTCCTACGGTCACCCTCTCGCATCATTGCGCGCGCATGGCTTATGCCACGCTCTGTGCCAAAAACATTCGCACGGCTTCGCGTAAGTTCATCGCGCGCAGAGCCACCGACCGTATGGGTGCCCAGCACGTCAAACGGAGATTCCCCTGCGCGTTCCATTTCACGCATTTCACCTACAGTATAACGGGCCATGCTCAGCGCCTCGAATTGTTGAGCACGCTTGATTTTCTGCCGTGCCTCGATACGTCGGCGCTGCTGCTGCCGTAATGTCTTCCGACGTTTCGACGGGGCTGCGGCGATTTCCGCGTCAGCAATCAGCGGACGCGCGGCCATCTCACGATCAAGTTTCGCAACATGAACGTCCGGAACGACCTGATACGGTTCGTCGTCCCGCGCCCTTAAGGCTTGCTGTTGTTCTCCGAACTCCTGACCGATGCGTCGTGCTACCTGTTCAAGCTGTTGGGCACTGAGATTTCCCAAAAACGTTTCAGTAATTTGCTTAGGTAGACGTCCGGTGCTGTAGTCTCTGACCGCTCGCTCCCGGCGCACCTGTGCCGACCTGATTGCGGCGTTGCGTTTCAGATTGTCAGCGCGTCGGCTGTTTTTGCGTTTTGCCACGATCTCCCCCTGTGAGTATGAAACACCCCTCGCCGCAAAGATGGAAACGGCGAGGGGTGAGTTTGGCGGCAACATCCCTATAGGGACATTGCCATGATATCATACGGTGCGGACAATAATGTTACTTGCGCTTGTTTTCCGACACCAATTCGAGGTCGAAGAACTTATAGCCACGGCGACTCTTCTTTTCCACCACCTTGAGAGCAAGCGGCGCAGACCATGTGTCCGGCGTGCCGAAAATGGCGAACAGATTGCCGAATGCGTGCGCCAACGTAGGGGAGGCGGCGGCAAAGTCGCCTTCCTCTGCGTGAATGACGACGCGGGTAGACGAATTGATTTCACCAGTCTCCTGATTGGCGACTTCGATGGCCTGCGCCAGCACGTTGGTGACATGCAACGGCTCGTTGAGGTGTTCGTCTACCTTGTCTGCGGTCTGCATGGCGTTGTACAGCGCCATCTTTCCGTCCATGGTGGAAGTATCGAAAAAGTGGGATACGGCGTTAGTGCCGTTCGCGGAAAAGTTATTGCCGTTCGTTACGGTCAGTTCGTTGTCAGCCATTAGTGTTGCCTTTCCTTATAGGGGTTGTTAATTATTTTTCCTCGGTGATGATATCATCTTCAACAACGTTGCCATTAACCGGCCCCGGATAATCGACGATGGTATCATCTCCAAATTCACAATTAGCCCAGTAGATTGCTTCATCCATGCGCGTTGCCTGCGCATGATATTCGGCGGACATCGGTAGCATGTCCTTGTTGATTTTGCAGGCTTTTTTCATAGCCATGTCAGCTGTACGGCACGCGCCATTCACGACTACCTCAGTGTCAACGAGTTCACCGTTTTCACCGCGCATGATACCGCGCACAATACTGTAATGCTTGGCTCTCTTGATGTATGCCATAATCATACCGCCTTATCTTATTGTTGCTGCTGTTGTGACATTCTTGCAATGTCTTCATCAGTATACCGCATGTCAGTGAGATTGTCAAAACATCGACACGCGATTTTAACGACAGTCTGAGCAAATTCGTTGCCGTCCCAGACTTTGCACATTTCGTAGCATGTCGCGCCCTTGACGTGACAGACGGCGCACCACGCCACCATAGCCGGAGCATAAATAACGCCGCCCAGCATTTCAATGTCCTGAGTCCACGCCAACGCTCCGATGCGGGATGTGCGAGGAGACAGTGATAAGCAAACGTTTGCCGCATGTTCCACCCCGTCGGCGAACGCCACTTGCGACCCTTGAGGCTTGTAAAAATTCTTGAGCAGTGTTATACTACGGCATAACGTTTCCCAATCCCCCTCTCCTCGATTATATTCGCGCAAGTGCAACCTACGCCGACGGGCACGAATGACACGGCGCACACGATCATCATCCAGCACGCCATCATCAAACCAGTTTGTCCGTTTTTCGCTTTTATCAAAATTCAAATTCTTCAATTCCATAATTAAAACTCCAATATATCCTCGCTAAACCCAGCACCATACAACCACATGTTTAACCACACAGCCTTATCTGGGCACCGTTTCGGCGGATTATAAGCGCTATGCCCATGCCGCACACCAGCCCAAAAAGCGCGCAAACGCCAATACGTACCAGCGTCAGGACAGTTGCCACACGTCCACGAATGAATCCAACCACGAAAAAACACAATCAATCCCTATCCTTAAGCGGTTTGGCCGCGATATCCATAGCGTCCAATACCATGGATCGCATTTCGTTCGCCTTCGTAGGGTCATAACCGCACCGCGCGACCCCCCTAGTCAAGCCGGTAGGCGTATGAAACTCAACATCATACGTTAGATAAAACAAGTGTTGGTGAGTGCAGTATTCAATACGCACATCACCCCCCATGTGTGGGCTGTCGAACCTTCCGACACGAATATCACCATAACGCATTTTCAATCATCCTTCCCTGATCAAATTATGCCAAAAACGATAACAACACCAATAATACACGCGCAAACAACAAGAACAGAAGAAAGCATATCAATACACCACCTTGTAATAATAAGCCACATATCCGCTTGCAACGTTATCTTCGGAAGAGAGCAGGTTAACATGAGCGTAAGATATGACTCCTTCAATCTGAAGAACCCTACGCAAAGCTTCATAAGAGTCTTTGGCATGGACTACACGATAACTACGAGTCGGCGACTCCACTTGGAGATAGTCGCGTCCATTCCAATCAACAATGATATACGTATACCCTCTCACAATCATTCTCCTTTTCCTTGAAGTTGATAGTTATATCATACCACACCACAAAAAAACAACACACCCAACAACACAAAAAACCAAACACAAACAAGACACCAAAACCAAGGCCACCAACAACACAAACAAAAACACACAACGCAAAAGAAAACACAAACACATGACAGAGCGGTTGTGGAAAAAGGCTAGTGGCTGGGGCCCCACC